ATCTGGGCATCGGCACCCCAGGGTTTTTATCTACCATAATGGTGAGCTTCAACACTTACTCGCGCGTCGTGCACCGCTTCCTTCTTTTCGGGGTAGCGTTCCACGTCCTTTGGCCTTTCCTGCGGCCGACGTGGCACTTCTTCACGCGAGTGGACCTTCAGTCCCTGTTCCATCTGTGGGTCCATTTCGGCAGCATTGGGAAAATGCTTGGCATCTCGTATGCTTTGTGGTTCCCGGCTTGCCATGGGATGTTCTCCGGGACGGCACGGGCGTACAGCCTCGACCACCCGCTCCGGAAACTTCTCGTTTTCTTTACCACCCACCCGCGGTTCCTCCGCTGCGGGCTGACTGCCCCGGGATTGCTCCCTATGTTCCTGGGCTCGCACCGTCGCTCCTTGATCGCCAGGAGGTACACGGCGATGGCGGTGCCGGTGGCGTTCGTCGCACTTCTGTCCATTACGACGAACATCTCTTTCTGGAAGGCTGAGGCGCTCAAGATCCTCTACCTTGGTTTTCTGGAACTGGTGGCACTCCCCTACTTCGTTTACTTTTCCGTCCCGACCGGAGCTACAACGCTCCAAGGCACAGACCGCAATCTTGGCGCTCTGCGCAACGTGGCACGTGAGAGGTACGAGGAAGAGATTTCCCCTGAGGAATTGGTGACGTCGAGCGGCAACGCTTACCGATCCGAACACCCTCTGGCTGCGGCAAGGCGTCGGCGTTTTATCCGTCATACGGAAAAGATGTCGAACGTCACAGGGCCGCGGCGGAGGTGGTACGAACAGGGGCATTCTACTGCTACCTCCCGACGTCGTCTTCGGGGCTACCTCGGCCATCACTGGCCCAGGGACCTCGAAGCCGGAGAGGCGCGCTCTGACGAGTTCGTGACGCGAAGCGTCACGGGTCAGATCATTGAGCGCCCTCGCTGGGTCCTCGTGTACACAGACACCGTGGAGTACCAGGAGAACGTGAGCTCAGAGGTAGCTGCGTGTTTCTTGGCCACGGGGTCTCCGCCCGCTCTGTCTATTTACGGGTGGACACTACAGGACACCGCTGGGAGAGCCGACGAAGGCATGTATCGTTTCGATGAGAATGGCGACTTTGAGTACATCATCGGACCGACGTCGTCTTATCGTCACAAGCTTTGGGACGTCACCACCCTCCCTGACCGCGTCATTTGCCGCGGTGAGGGATTCTCCATCGTGTACGAGCCGATGTTGACGCACCTGGGCGGCAGCCGGGTTGCGCTATGGCTCGAACCG